CAGAGGGTTTATATACGAATCCCACCCGTTGAAGTTTGGGTCTCTACGAATCCATGTTGGGTCGTAAATGCCGCGTGGGGCATTCCCTGCCACCGCAGCACTCGCAGCCCTTGGGGCGCTCCATGTAGGAACCATGTCCACGCCGTTCCACTCGTTAGTCCACTCACCAGCAAAGGCCGGATTTGCTGGCTGGCTATTTATAAAGGGTTTGAAAGTGGCCATCTCTATACCTCGTAACTTCCGCAGATATTGAACGTGTTACCGCTTGCAGCCTGTGCAGGCAAATAACACCGAGACGTAGCAACGTCTATGTGGCAAACCCCAACGGCAACATTCGTTGTGTCGTTCGTCATTACCGCAATTCCTGACAGACCTTGTGCTGCAACCGGCAGATTGAGATAGTCCGTCCCCGCAACCGAAGCAATGGACGTTGCCGCAGAGAACTTGACCTGAAATTCAAGTTTCCTCCCGACAAACCGCAAGCGACCCGAGTACGAAGTGGCTCCAACAACCGTGAGAGAACCAAATACAGGGGTGAAGTTTTCCCACCTGTCAAACCCGCGTATATCTCTGTACGAGAAACTGGACTTATCAAGTGGTTGGTCATCAAGGTCATTCACGATGCTACCGAATAGGTTATGGCAAGTGCTTCCGCACGGAACGGAGCATTGCTCTCATCTGTAATCTTGTAGGCTCTACCGCCTTTATGGGAGCCTATCCTTGTCAGTCTTGGACGAGGGCCGCTCGTATCGAACAACCTCGGGGTTGACCACGTTTGGTAGTCATCGTCGGAAAAGGAAAGGTAGGGAGAATTGCCAGCCTGGATGTCAGTGCCTAGCAGTTCAATTTCCTCGATGAACTTCCTCTTGCCAGTCCCAAGGTCGAGCTTGGCTGTTCTAACTTCCATCGTGTAGCCGACGCCATCATCTCGATAGATGTTCCCATCTGCCACAGGGTCTATCCTGTAAACCTTTCCACTGGTGTTCACCCTGCTGGTGCAAATGATCTTGTTGGCCGTTCCAGAGCCTACGGAGTCAACGAAAGTCGGATGGTTGCAATCCCACTCAGCCCAAGTGTTCAGGTTGATGTTGTAAACAAGGTAACGGATGAACGAGGCTCCCTGACCGGCAGTACCTTCAAGCAGGAGCTTGTCCCCGCTCTCAAGCAACAGATAGTCCCCGCTCTCAAGAAGGAACTTGGATACCAAGTCCGACGCCATTGAGATAAAGAATCCTGCGTAGGCTTGTCCGGCAAGCCTGAATGAGTTGGCGTAGATGGACCCGCCCGATGCGGCAGTCCCGATGATCTTGTCTATCGTCGGGGTGCTTACCCTGACAGACTGCAAACCCCTCATGCGGTACACCCCAACATCGCCTTCATACGGGGTCGCAACGTAGTAGATGTCGTCCTCAATCGCAGTTACGCTTCTCTGATCCAGAGTACCGATGTGTTCTACCTGGGTCTTTAAGACCTGTAGAGGGGCGGTCGTAAATCCAGCGTTCTGGAACTTCTCGTTTGATCCTGTCCCGAACACGACAACATGGCTCTTTTGCACTGCAACAGCAACAGAAGGATCAGGGGCTTGCTGTACGGCACGTCTCGCATTCGCCGTGTAGGAACTGACCGAATTCAGGTCTGAATTGTTGATGTATCCGTCCTCAGTCGGGTAGAAAAGATACCCATCAAGAGGGGCAAAAGCACCGACATAGGAAGTCGTCGTGGTAACGAAATCCGCGTCTATGATCTTGGCGATGGGTTCCTTGGTGATCGTTACCCCTGCCGTGGTGCCTGTCGTGGCGGTGTCCACGGTTATCGAGGTCGAACTTACCGTGGCTATCCTTGTTCCAGCTACGATGTTCGTGCCGCTGATTTTCTGCCCGACATACATACCTGCGGTGCTGGCGATGTTGTCTATCGTCGTGTTGGTATGGGTGTCCCCGGTGTAGGACAGTTGATCCTTGGCCCCTGCCATGTAGTACCAGCCAGTCCCATCGCTAGACTTGATGGCGACACAACCAACCTGACTGATTAGAGTCTCCGTCATGTGCAAGGCTCTACCCGTAATGACGCCTACGGAAGTGGTACCGAAGTAGATCGTTGAGTTTGTCTCACCGAACGCACTAAGAACGCCGTTGAAGGACTGAGGCTTGCAAAGTTGGGTGCTGGCAGACCCATTCTCCACCAGAGAATCCGTAACCCATCCGGGCCTTTTCTCGCAATAGACCGTTGACTTGCCAGTAACGGGGTTCGTTACTACCGAGAAAACCACGTTCTTGAACCTCTGATCCTCACTAAGACCGAGCGCAACAGAACCATCCAAGGCTCTTTGGTTAAAACTGCCGACAAGTGGGATGCGAATGGTTGGCATCATCCACTCGGAGAAGTTGACCCAACATCCAGTGATCCGGTAATCGTGAAGTTGCCGCCAGACCCGAGATTCGTTGCGAAGGTAGAAGCAGCAGCGCCCTTGGCGATGCGCTGATAGACCAATGGTGCCGTTCCTGTAGGAGCAGAACCATCAGCCCCTAGCGACACTGGCTTTCCGTCAGCACCGATGAATTTCCTGCGGTTGGCGGCACTTGATATGTCAATGTAGGTCGTCGTGAACCAAAACTCTGCAATGCAGCCGTTCCATGGGTTAGCACCATCCGTCCTTGCGCCAATAGCCCAATCTGTTTCAGTGTAGTCAATCGTGTCGTTAGTGAACGTGGTAACGGACAGATCAGATACATCGTTCACATAGATATGCCTCGCGCCTACGGTTGCCAAGTCCCAAGAGGCTAAAAGATGAATCCACGATGTTCCAGCCACATACGTACCAGCCGTTTGTATGCTCAAGATTGATGTGTGTGCTGAATTGGCTGCGCCAACCGAAAATACATTGAGCGAGGTTCTGTTAATGATAAGATGAACAGCGGGCGATCTTGGTGGCGTCTGAAATATACGTAAAGTTGTGCCATCCCCACCGTCAATCCTGAGCCACGCGCTGAATGTCCCTTGCTTCCCGTCAGCAATCCCGGTCAGTCCAGCCCCGGTCGTCATGTAGTCATTCGTGCCGTCGAAGTCCGCGCTGTCGCAGAAATAGCGCGAACCACTCATCAGCATATGATTGCCAAGGTTCAAGAAAGCCCCGTTCCGCTGATAACCCAAGAGGTAGATGCGATCTTCAATGCAGTAGCCATTCCATTCGCCGCCAAAGTTCTGCTACCCGTTGACCCCGTTCCGACCATCGTCAACGTATCCGCAGTAATGGCAATCGTTACCGTGTTGATCTGGTTGACGAAGGTAATCACCGTTCCTACCGGATAGGCGACGTTCGCATTGGAGTCAATCGTGAAGGTGCGGGCGTTGTTATCCGCCGTGGGGTGCAGGATGTGCTTCCCCGCATCGGCTAGTACGGTTGTGTAGGCCGCGCTCTGAGAGTTCTGCGGTATCCCGATCCCGTTAAGCGCGTTGTTCAGTTCCGCTACCGTCTGCTTTTTAGAGGTAGTTGCAGAGTTGTCGTAGATGAGAACCGAGTCTGCGGAAGTGTCTGTGTTCGCCCCAGTAATGGCGGTAAGAGAACCAACCGTGTTCAGCAATTCCTCTACCAGAATCCTCTTTTCTGTCGTCGCAGAGTTGTCGTAAACAGGGATCGAGTCTGCTGAAATCTGGATGCCTGCCCCTGTGATCGTTGAGAGGGTCGAGAGGGCGTTGAAAAGCTCCTGCCCCGTCATCTTCTTGGAAGTCGTTACCGATACGTCATCCACATATACGAGGTCTGCCGCAGGGTCGAAATTGGCCCCTGTAAGCGCCGTTAGTGCTGAAAGTTTGGTGTCTGCCACGGCGAATCCTTAGTTTGACAACCTGAACGATTGGGACATGACGGTTCTGGTCTGCAACGAAGAACCAGATGCGCTTTCCTCGTTATCTACCCCGTTCACCAGACCTAGAATCTTCTGGTACTTCGCCTCCCATAACTGAACCCTTTTATCCCTGCCGATGATGATTTCGGCCTCCGCAAGACAGGCAAAGAGGTACAGGTCTGGATTGTTGGTAAAGAGGGCGTTCACAGC